TCAATGGAATCGAGAACGCGAATCTGATCTATCCAGGTCAGTCAATCCGCGTCAAATAAGGAGGAAAAGAAATCATGGTCGATACATTACAGTCTTACATGGTGGCTGCTATTGCCATCGAAGGTCTCATCTCTTGGAGCCAGACATTCATTGTGGACAAGAAATTCCAGTGGCAGATCCTTGTCTCACTTGGACTGAGCTTCTTACTGGTCATTGACTTGAAGCTGAATCTCTTCACAGTTCTGGAGATCAATGAAAGCTATCCGTGGGTCGGAATCTGCCTGACAGCGATCTCCATCAGCCGCGGTACAAATTACTTCTATGAGCTTTATAGCCGACTGATCAACTGGAAGGAAATGAAAGCGGAATGAACTGGTTCAATCCGTTCTTCACAGCCATCTTGTCCGGACTTGCTGGGTGGCTGATTGCGGATCTCCGCTCTCTTACTAAAAAGTACAAGGAGAGCCAGGACAAGAGTTCAACAGAAGCGGATGCCATAAAAGATGGTGTCCGCTGTCTGCTCCATAGCAAACTGTTCGATTTCTATGCGGAATACAAGGATGCACCGACCTTGCCTACGCAGACCTGGAAAGAAATCGACAGGGTATATGAAGCTTACCATGCCTTGGATGGCAATGGGACTGGATCACGTATCTATGAAGCACTCAAAACCAAACCACTGGAACCAGAAGATAAATGAAGCAATTGAGGCAACTGAGTCATATATGACTTGGCTGCCTCTTTTTTTTGTTGGGCAGACCGGAAAATATCGTCTGAAAAGTGCTTAGGAAGGTAGGAGGAGAAATCCTCAATTGATACCGGAGGAGCGCCTATGGAGACAATTGTAAAGGACGGAGTCGAGATCACGATGCCGGCAATGGATAAGACTGCAGAGCTGAATATGGAACGGTGTGCCGAGTTCATGGCACGTATGATCCAGAAGTACGGTGATGATGTGCTGGCGGAGATTGAGGCCGAGAAGGCTGGAAACGCAAAACAGGCAAAGAAATGAACAGGAAAGGTCCGTCGGTTGAATTGTTTTGATGCCGGCGGATTTTTTCTGTGTAAACGGACTTAAGGCGCTGACTTTTCCGGCCATTCACGACATATTAAGCGTGGGGAAACCCGACGTTGTTACATTGATTAACCACTTATGAAAAGGAGGTTGAGGGTTATAAAGAACTGTTACATATACAGCAGAGTCTCCACGGCGGCGCAGACAGAAGGATACAGCCTTGAAGCCCAGCAGGAAGTCATCAGGGAATATGCTGCATACAGGGAGCTGAAAATCGTCGGCGATTACTGTGATGCGGGAAAGTCAGGGAAGAATATTAAAGGGCGTCCGGCCTTCCGTCAGATGATGGAAGACATTATCACTCAGAAGGATGAGGTTTCTTTTGTTCTGGTCTACAAGCTTTCGCGGTTCGGCAGGAACGCAGCAGACATACTGAGATCCATTCAGACGCTTACCGATTATGGGATAGACCTAGTCAGTGTTAATGAGTCGATTGATTCATCCACTCAGGGAGGCAGGCTGACGCTTGCTATCCTGTCTGCAGTAGCTGAAATGGAGCGCGAGAACATAACGGTCCAGTTCATGTCCGGCAAGCTTCAGAAGGCTATGAACGGCGGCTGGAGCGGAGGCAGCATCCCGTATGGATACAGGAACATAGACCATAAGCTTGTCCCGGATGCCTATGAAGCGGAAGTTATCAGGAAGGTCTTCGAACTTTATGGTCAGGATGAAAGCACAGCTTCTTCAGTTGCGAATGCGCTTAATGAAAGCAAATATTTGCGAAGGGATATGCAGAATGAAGGGACTCGGCCGTTTACTTATGATTTCGTGGCAAGGGTACTTGATAATCCGTTTTACTGCGGAAGGATCTGCTACAACCGCAGAACAAATAAGAAGGATCATAACGGGAAGACAATAAAATGCGACCCGACATCAGTCATTACCGTACCCGGGGACCATGAGGCACTGGTGACGGAAGAGGTCTGGGACAGGGTACATGATAAGCGTACCCGATTGGCTGAGAGGTATAAAAAGTCTGTGCCAAAGGCAACAACCTATGTCCTTACAGGTCTTCTGAAATGCCCAATCTGCGGCGGTAATCTCACCGGTTCTTTCAGCAAGGCCAAAAACCTTGCCGGAGACGGATACTACAGGACAATCTATTACTATTCATGCAGAAACAACACAAGGCAGAACGGGAGGACATGCTCTTTCTCAAGAAGGCTCAATACGGAGATAGTGGACGGCCTTGTGTTCCATATCATATCTAATCTGCAGGTCTACAGTGAATTCAAGGAGGCAATGAAAACGGCAATCGGCGATTTGGGTTCTGTCGAAGCCATTGAGAATAAGCTGAAAGGACTCCGGTCGAATCTCAGGGATGCTGAAATCAGCAAGAACAGGCTCGGTGAAAAACTTGATGGGCTCAATCCGCTGAAGGCTGATTACGACAAGAAATATAGTCAGGTCTCTGACAAACTGGATGAAGCCTATGATCGGATTGATGAACTTGAAAATGAGATTGAGGAAACACGGGAAAGGCTGGCTTCTTTGAACAGGAAATCAGATTCCCGCATGCAGGTGAATGATTACCTTGATAAGGTCCGGCACATGCTCAGCAAGATGTCACCGGAAGAGAAAAAGGAACTTTGCAGTTCCTTCATCGAGCGGATAGATATATTTCCTGAGGAACGCCCGGATGGGAGGATTATAAAAAGCATTTCATTCAGGTTTCCCCTTGCTTTTAATGGCAAAGAGATGAAAGGTACTGCTTCCGGAAGCGGGACGATCAGCTTTGAACTGGATTGTTCCGGTATTGACATTGAGCTTCCGGAAAAGGGCGGCATCGTGATGAAGAGCATGCCTGACGGAAGCCGGAAGGCCATTGTTCGCAAGGCAACATACAAGGCTCTCAGGGAGTTCGTGTTTGAAAAGTTTGGAGTTCATGTATCAACACTGAACATAGCTCAGATCAAGAGAAAACACGGTCTGGAGATAGGAACGGCATACAACAAACCTGCGGAACCGAAATTAAGGATTCCGCATTGCACACAGGAAAAAGAAAAGATGATTCTGGAAGCACTCAAGTATTATGACGTGCTCGATCAGAAGACGGAATATATGGAGGACGAGAAGCCATGACGAAAAGAAAGAACAAAAAACTTAAATGCTATACGTACATCCGCGTTTCTACGGAGATGCAGGTGGAGGGGTACAGCCTTGAGGCGCAGAAAGACAGGCTGACAAAGTTTGCGGATTATCAGGGCATGGATATCGTCCGTGAATACTGTGATGCAGGCAAGTCCGGCAAGAGTATCACGGGTCGGCCTGAATTTACAAAGATGCTTCAGGATGTTGCTGATGAGCGTGACGATGTAGATTATATCCTGGTCTTCAAACTCTCACGTTTTGGCAGAAATGCAGCTGACGTGCTGAATTCTCTTCAGCAGATACAGGACTTCGGTGTGAATCTGATCTGTGTTGAAGACGGCATTGATTCTTCCAAGGATTCAGGCAAACTTACCATCACAGTGCTTTCCGCAGTGGCCGAGATTGAGCGTGAGAACATTCTGGTGCAGACGATGGAAGGCCGAAAGCAGAAAGCAAGAGAGGGCAAGTGGAACGGCGGATTGGCACCGTTCGGATACAGGTTGGACAAGGAGAAAGGAATCCTTGTTGTAGATCTCGATGAGGCCGAAATCGTAAAAGTAATCTATGACAAGTTCGTTCACAGCAACATGGGAGCTGATTCAATAGCCAATTATTTGAATGAACACGGATATGTAAAGAATCGGAGCAGAGATTTTGAACTGAGCTATTTCACAAGAGGACTTATATTGAAGGTGCTGGATAATCCGGTTTATCTTGGAAAGATTGCTTACGGCAGGACTGTGAACGAGAAGGTCAAGGGAACAAGGGATCAGTACCACAGGGTTGGTATGGACGATTATCTTCTGTCGGACGGGCAGCATGATGAAATAATTGGAGAAGAGCTATGGGAAGCTGCAAGGAAAAAGCGTCAGGAAACCGGGGTGAAATGGAATAAGACTCACAGCCTGGATCATGAGCATATCCTATCCGGCATCGCAAAATGCCCTGTCTGCGGGGCTGGACTTGTTGGCCAGGTTCATCGTAGAACGAACAAGAAAACCGGAGAATATAAGGACAATTTCTATTATTTCTGTCTTCATCGCAGAAAAATAGACAAGGAGCATTTCTGTAATTTCCGGCCGTCTATCAGCCAGAATTCGCTTAATGAAGAAGTTGAACGGATCATTCTGGACATGGTGAATGATAAAAACTTCAGGGAGTTTATCCTGGGCAAGGTCAATGAGAAAGTCGATGTAAGTAATCTTGAAGCGGAGCGGTCAAACCTGCAGGAACAGTTGCGTCAGGTTGAAGGAGCCAAAAGGAAGTTGGCGGAGCAGATGGACAGGCTTGATATAAATGACAGGCATTATAACAGAAAGTATCAGGATATGCAGGACAGGCTTGATGCTCTGTACGATAAGATGGATGAACTGAGGGAAGCAATCGAGGATATGAAGAGTAGGATGAACGGGGTAACCAATTCACAGGTCACGGCGCAGCAGCTCTTTATAATGCTGACGAATTATGATAAGCTATATAACCAAATGTCTGATCTTGAGAAGAAAGAATTTTATCACACTCTGATCGAGAAAATAGACCTTTATCCGGAGCGCATGTCAGACGGAAGAATCTTGAAACACATCGACTTCAAATTTCCCATCAGTTATGATACGTCGGACGGAGCAATTCGGTTAATCAACGAAAACGATGTCGAGTGCGTAGCATTGATGTCAAGGGTCGAGGGCAAATAGCCGCGAAAGCCCGCTAATACTGCGGTTTTCGGACACTCGGGCAAATTTGGCATTGGGCAGCCAAAACGCTTCTCGGTAACTTATCGAAGGGCAATCTGGGTCAAAAAGTGTTAGAGTTGAGTTGCCACGATAGATGTCACTATGTTGAGTTGCCGAGTTAGATGTTGGGTAGTTGTGGCTGTGAGATAGATGTCGGAAAAAGGCTCCCGTACTGCCATCA